ATCGCCGCCAGGCCAAGGTTCGAGAACAGGGCCATCCCGCAGTACATCTTGACGCGGGTGATCGTCTCGTCCTTCGTCTCCGACGTCCCGACCTCCTCCACACGGACGCCGGCGGCGCCTCGAGCGGTCAGGCCGGAGATCCCGTAACGACCGGAACCGTCGTCGAACGAGCCGCCGAAGATCGTCGTCTCGTTCACGCCGCCACCGCCGTTGATCGGGATCCAGTCGTTCGTGAACAGCGGAACGCCGCGATACGTCGGGACCGTACGACCTGACGGCAGGGTCACGACCTCGCCAATTCCGGCTCCGCCGAGGGCTCGCAGTTGCGAGTAGTACGAGCGGATCGAGCGGGCCGGCATCATGAAGTAGTCGACCTGGCCGTCCTTGTCCTTGACCTTATCGATCAGTTCGTCGAGGTGGGAGAAGTCCCACGTACCGGCGTTGCGATCGATCTTTTGTGACGCGGGCAGGAGCGACAGCAGGCCGGCGAACGAGTCGTTCAGGCCGTCACCGCTGATCATCGTCTCCTGGTACTTGCGCCCCAAGCTCTTGGCCTTCGAAGCGACCTGGGTCGCCTTCTGGTCGGTGTAGTCCGACCGAGTCGCCTGGATGAGACCGTTGACTTCGGCGTCGCCGATGAGGGTCGTCAGGCTCGACGTGACCTTGGTGAACGTCGCCGCGGCCTTGGCGGTGATGGTGCCACCCACGCCAAGGAACTGGACATCGCCGAGCACGTTCTCGCGATTATATGCGAGCGCGTTGCCCTCGATCTCCATGAAGGGGAGAAACTCGAAAATCGCGTTGGTCGTGACGATGTTCTCGATCACGCCCGCCAGGAGCATGTCCTGGGTGAGTTTGGCCGATTCGGCCAGGGTGACTGATGCCATTGAGGCCTCCAGAGATGGTTGAGTGATACCGGCCGAAGCGGACCCCGCTCCTTCACTCCATCACCGATGGAGGAGAGTGCCGCTCTAAGGAAACCCCGTACCCTTAGAGTTACACTCTTAGCTGATTATACCACACTTATCTTCACATGTAAACAAGAATGTTCATAGTCCCCCATGGAATAATCACGATCCCTGGGGCTATCGCTCCGATACGTTCAACTGGATGGTCCTATCCTCCTGTCGACCGCCGGCCGATGTGATGTGACAGGTAACCAGGTAGGTCTTACCGGCCTCACCTCCAGAGATCCACACTGTGGCCTTCTTTAGGGTGGCCGAACTGGTTGCCACAGTTAGCCCAGCAGTGGCCTGAAACGTGGCCGAAGATATGTCGTCCACCCCAAGCCAGGCCGTCCAGTCAAATGTGTAGTCTAGGATCGCGTTAGGGTCCTTGTCAATGGCCGGAAACGGCCCTTCGCCAACTACGAAGCCCATGGTTCCTCCGAAGTATCAATCTCACGATCCTCTATGTCAAGGACCAGCTCTCTAATTTCGCCATCCAGCGCGAGCGATCTGTCATCAGCTGTCAGGGTCAGGGTCCTATTCGGATCAGGTATAGACCCGTATGCCACGACCGAACCGGCCAGGGCCTGCGCTATGACCTCGGCGATAAACCCGGCGGCCTGACTAGCGGCCGATACGGCTCCTGATATGAACGATGCTGCGACCTCGGATGTGACCCCGATCGAGGATCCGTGACCTTCGGTCGACCCAGACACCGGCACGGATGCGACCGTTACGACCTGACCACTAGCCACCGCTCCGCTACCGCCCTCGGCCGCGCCCGCGATGACCGATGCGGAGACGGACTGCACCTGTCCGGATACCTGGCTATCGGCGATCGGTCCGCCGGCTATGGCCGAAATGGCGGCCGAGGTCATCGCCCCGTTCACTTGCGAAGAGGCCGTTGCGGATCCGGCAACCAGCGCAACTGTGGTGACGATGACCTGGCCATTGGCTGTAGCGCCCGAAGTGCCCTCCGCCGTCCCGGGCAACGCAGTTATCGTCGCGGTCTGCGTAGCTGCTGTCGTCTGGGCATCGGCGCTCGGCGCACCCGCCACCGCAGAGGCCGTAGCGGTGACCGTGGCCCCGTCAGCAGTGCCCGCCGACTCGCCCGTAGCGGTCCCCGCCACTGCGGTGATCGTCGCGGTGACCGTGGCAGCCGTCGTCTGCGAATCAGCCGTGACGCTGCCCACGATGGGCGAGATCGTCGCAGTGACCGTCGCACCCGTCGCTTCTACCGAGGGCGCTCCACTGACCGCGCTGATCGTCGCGGTGTTGGTGACGCCCGTCGCTTGCGCATCTGCCGTCGGCGATCCGGCGACCGCGCTGATCGTGGCAGTGACCGTCGCGCTCGGCGCATCTCCGCCCGAGGAGCCCGTCGCCTGACCTTCGATGGCGCTGATCGTGGCGGTGACCGTCACCGCTGCCGCTTGCGAGTCCGCCGTCGCGCTACCGGTGACCGCGCTGATGGTTGCGGTGACCGTAGCCGCTACGTTCTGTCCGTCGCCCGTCGCGCTGCCGGCGACTGCAGAGGAGGTGACGCTGCTGGTGACGCCCGTTGCCTGCGCGTCAGCGGTCGGGCTCCCCGAGATCGCGCTAATCGTCACCGTCTCCGTGGCGCCCGGCGCATCGTTGCCCGCCGTAGCGGAGCCAGCGATAGCCGAGATGGTGGCGCTGTTGGTGACGGCGACGGTTTGCGCATCTGCCGTGGGACTACCTACTACAGCACTGATCGTAGCGGTGACTGTTGCGGCGGTGTTCTGTCCGTCCCCGGTGGCGCTGCCCGCGATGGCGCTCGCGGTCGCGGTATTGGTGACGCCCGTCGCGCTGACATCCGCCGCGCCAGTGACCGCGTTCGCAGTAGCGGTGACCGTCGCCGCCGTGTTCTGCGAGGACGCGGTAGCGCTGCCGACGACCGCGCTCGCCGTGACGCTGACCGTCGCGCCCGGCGCCGTGGCATCGCCCGATGCCCCCTCGGGAACCTCCAGCTCAATCCACGAGACCTCCGCCCGGTACGCGACCTTGCCCGGCAGCCACAGCTGCGAGCGCGGCGCGTAGTGCCGGCGGAATGGCGGGCGAAAGACGTGCGACATGCTAGGTCAGGCCAGTTCCTCAAACCAGATGCAGCCCGAGCCGGTCAGCGCGTCGACCGGACCGGCGTTAGTCATGCCGATGGTCCAGTACTCGCCGGGCAGGATGATCGGGCGCATCTCCGGCGTGTAGATGACCTCCAGCGGGATGCGGACGTTCCAGCCGCGCTGTCCCATGTTCTGCAACGTGCCGGTGCCCGTGGCGAGGCGCGTGGTGTTGTTCGCCTCGACCACCGCGCCCGCCGCGACATCGTTGCGCCCCTTGGCATAGATGGTCGGCGTCGACCCGCCCGAGCCAGAGGTCACAGTGCTGAACCCGCGTACCTCCTCCAGTCGCAGAATCTCCTCGGCGGCGTCGCCAACGTCTGAGATTTGGAACAGCACAAAGCCGTGGATGGCGACGGGCTTGCCGCTAGCCGCGAGCACCTCGAAAAAGTCGAGCGCGGTCGTCGCCGCCCACGTCACGCTGTTGAACTGTGCTTGGTACATGCGCATCACGTCACCTCACAAGGAGCGCCGTCGGGAGGCCCCGAGGCGGCGTAAAGAGAATCGACTTTGGCGGATCGGTCCACGTCAGCACGACGAGACCACGCGCGCCGGTCCCGCCCGCGCGATTGGTCGAGCTATTGGTGCGTCCGCCCGAACCGCCGCCACCGCCCGTCGTGCCGCTGCTGGTGCCGACCGCGCCCGCGCCGCCCGCAGTGCCCGTACCGCCGTCGCTGCCGTAGCTCGCGCGCCCGGTGCCCTCTGTAGCAGTGGTCGTATCGCCGCCCGTGCCGCCCGATCCCGCGCCACCACCGCCACCGCCGGATGATCCCGTTGGGCCAGCACCCGCGCCGCCGTTGCCGCCCCGGTAGGTGGTGTCGCCAATCGACGTTCCCGCCGTGCCGTTACCGCCCGCGTAGGCCCCGGTGGACGCGCTACCGACGCCGCCCGGTCCGCCCTCGGCGTAGACCGTGCCTGCCGCGCTGAACCATGATGGGTTGCCGGTGCCGCCGGTGCCGCCCGCCGCGATCCCTGCCGTGCCGCCGGTGCCGACCGTGACCGTATACGGATTGCCTGCCGGTGAAACTGCGACGACCTTGATCGCGTATGCGCCGCCCGCGCCGCCGCCGCCTTGCGATGCGGTGTTGCTGCCGACGCCGCCACCACCGCCACCGCCGCCGACGCACTCGACCGTGACCGATGACACGCCCGCCGGGCAGTCCCACGTCGAAGTCGCGGTGAAGGTTTGCGTGCCCATCGCTTACACCGAGTACACGCCGACGCGCACCGCGCTACGGTCGGTGATGTTTGCCACGTCGGCGGAATCAACCGCCCACTCATACGTCCCGGCGGTGAAGCGTTGCACGGGATCGGCCGACCGCAATACTTCCGCCTTAAAAGTAGCGATTGCGGTTAGCGTTTCTGTAAAGCCCGTGATAGTGAACGTCGCGGCGATAGGCCCGGCCGCCCCCTGTATACGGTCCTCCGTCGCCTGCATGTCAAGCGACGGCCCGGCGTTTTCGCGGATCGTGTAGCCAGTGCCGGCGGCCTTCGCCACCTGATAATTCGGGTCGCCTGTCACACCGAATATATATTGCCCGCTTGTTGCCGTCGTAACGTTCCCGCTAGTTACTGCGTCCGTGCCGCCGCCCGGATTTGCTTGCACCTGTGCCGCGTATTGATCACGCTCGCCCGCCCCGCTTACCTCGTGCACGATCATGCTTTTACGACTCGCGTTACCGCTTAACGTAACCGTCACTGTGCACGAACCAGACGTGCCGGCGATGGCGTGGAATACCACCAAATTCCCGAACTCACCAGATAAAACATCTTCAGTCGTGTAGGTGCTACTGCGGTCGTCGACCACGCTCGACAGCGTGTAGGACGCAGCGCCGTCCCATACGACAGCACCAACGATTAGGTTCCCGCTTACCACGTTGCCCGGGAGCGTTACCGCGATATTAGGATCGCCGGTAAAGCCTTCTTCGGATATTTCCGATTGCACGAATTCCGGTTGCGTGGCCTCATACAAGCGCGCCTCGACGCCCGCGCCTCCGGTCAATTGCTTGACGCGATAGCGGACAATGAAGCCTTCGTCGGTGCCGGGATCATCGTAGGTCGGCACGTCGTAGGTGTCGAGCAGGCCCGCGCTAGTGGCGATGACGTACTGTGCGTCCGAAGGTGTCTCCTCGTTGACGCACAGGAAGTTCGGCCCGACGACAGTAGGCCCGGAGGCGCCTTGGGTGGGCGACCCGACGAGCGTCAGAGGGAACGCCCCGACGAGGTCAGGCTCGGGCGAGTCGCTGCCCCCGATGGGCCAGTACGACACAGGGGTGCCCACGGACAGCGGGTTCGCGCCAGCGGCTAACGCTTCTACTTGTGCTTGCGATAGCGCTTCATTCCATACAGCCCAATGGGCGAGCCGACCGTCCATGTACTCGCTGCCGTCGACCCACCGCGCGAGGTTAACTAGCGCAAGTCCTGATGGAACATTAACCGAATTTGTGCTTGTTCCGCTACTGGCCCATACACCATTCAAAATGGTGCGACGTGTTGTCGCGTTGGTTATGACTATCGCAACATGGAACCACACGCCCGTGCTTGCAGCATTCGACGTTGCAAAAGCATCCGCCCAAGTACCGCCAGAGCCAACTCCACCGTTAATTATTCCGCTATCGTTGAGCGCAATAAAATAAGACTCGGTCGGGGCTGTGTCCTCCGTGATTGCGAACAGCGTATCGAACGCACCGCTACCCGGCAGCGCATCCAGCCACACCCACCCGGCGATGGTGACGGGATACGCCGTCAGCCCGAGCCCGGTCGACGCGGTCAGGTATTGACTGCTGCCGTTGAAGTCCCTCGACAGTAGTGCCGGTGAGCGCGTCCACGCCACGCTGCCGTCCGCTTCAGGACGCAGCAATATTCCACCAGAGAGCGGCAGGTCGACGGGCGGGCCGAACGCCCCGGCTGGCGGCGACGCGATTAGCGTCAGGTCATACGCGCCGACCTCGTCCGGTTCCGGTGATGCAAGACCGGATAGTGGCCAGTACGCGACCGGCGTGCCGACGTTCAGCGGGTTGTCCCCCGCCGCCAACGCTTCTATCTGTGCCTGCGATAGCGCGCTGTCCCAGATCGCAACATGCGCCGCCTGCCCGTCGGTGTAGTTGTAGTTGTCGTTGTAAAAGTCAAGTACACCTACAGCGAATACAGTAATATTACCAGGAACGATATTATCAGTTTGTACGCCAGCACTGGCCCACACACCATTAAGGATCACGCGACGCGATGAAACACTGGTAGCAATTAACGCAATATGAAACCAAGCACTCGTCCCCACCGTGTTACTGGTAAAGGTACTCTCACCAGACGCTCCCTGCGTGTAAATACGAAGCGTTCCATTCGTCTGCAATTCCACGTTGTAGAAATGACCATCTACTCCCGATGACAACGCGCAGAGGGTCTGCTGCACCAGCGCATCGATACGGAACCACCCACAGATCGTGAACGGCGATGCGCTGACCGGAGCACCACCAGTCTTGACCGCGTATTGACTCGACCCGTTGAAGTCGCGCGACGTTTCGACGGCGGGGTTGCTGCCGCCCTGCGGTGGACTACCGCTGAGTGAGAAGTCATAGTTGTTCTTCTCGTCGGGCTCTGGCGATGCGGTGCCCGCCAGCGGTAAGTAGACGATCAGATCGTTGTTGGCAATCGCAAGCGGGTTGGCTCCGGCCGCGAGCGAATCGTTCTGCGCTTCAGTGAGCGCGATGTCCCACAGCGCCCAGTGGGCGACCAACCCCTCCATACGCGCCGACAGATTCGCCGTGCTGTCGCCGATGCGCATTTCGGTCGGCTGATTCAACGTGCGCGCCGATCCAGTGTACGTCCCCGAGTTTGCCCAGTCGCCGTTGAGCACCACGCGCCAGTTCGTACTGCTGGTCGCAATAACAGCGACGTGCGTCCACGCATCTATTGTGAAAGCGTTGCCTTGGTTCGCCGTCTCCGCCCACGCAGAGCCATTCCAGTGCCGCAGCCGGACATGCTCCGACGCTTGCAGTTCAATAGCCCACTGATCGTTGTTGGAAATCCACCAGCCACACGCGCTGTTCTGGTCGTTGTTCGCCGCGTTCATCCAGAAGCAGATGGAGAACGGGTAGGCGAGCGTCGGCAGCCCGCTGGTTTTCTCCAGATGGGCGGCGGTGCCTTCGGCAAACTGACGGCTCATACACTACTGCTCTTCGCAGTTCCTCGATCCGCCCTTGCACACGATCACGGTGTCAGGGTCAGTCCAGATGGTGCGACCGGGGTAGCGGGCCTGCTGAACGCTAAAGGGACCGCATCCACGGACTCCAGCCGCCCCCATGTCGGATCGATCTTGACCGCGCGCGCGGTGACGTTGTGCGCGCCGACCGACACGCCGTCCACGTTCCACTCGCAGCGCTTCGGCGTGCCGACCACCGGCAAGTCAGCCGTCCACGCGCCGCCGTCGAGACGGAACGTGCAGTGCGTGGTCGTTTGGTCTAGCAGGTCGCCGACGACGTTGACCGCATAGGCGGGTAGCGCGAGCAGCGCGAGGACGACGAAAACGAACATGCGCAACATGGTCTAGCTCCTTGTGTGACCGTGGACTTCCATCATGTAGTCGATGTCGGCGTGCACGCCCCACGGCGGCGGCGCGCCGTCGAAGCCCCAACCGTGATTGCCGCGCGTCAGGTGCAGGCCCTTGTCGCGCCACAGCTTCACGCCGTTGTTGTAGCGCGAGCCGTTGAGCACGGCGTCGCTGGGCACCACGCCCGACCAGCGCAGCAAGCCTTCTTGCGTGGTGCCGCTGAACATGCTGCCGTGGCCGAAGCCGATGGCGGTGCCGTAGCTCAGCGCAGCCTCGCCCGAGCAGATCGGCCCGCGTACCGACCGCGCCGGGTGCTTCTGGATGAAGTCGACGTGCTTGATGACGTTCTCGCCCGGCAGGAACAGCAGCGGCAGGCCGTAGTAGATGTTGCTCCAGGTCATCACGCCGATCATGCCGCGCGGGCCGAACGAGCCATCGCTCAGTGCGATCTTCACGTACCGCGAGTTGTCGTTGATCTGGTAGGGCGTCTGCAGCGCTACCGCGACGACCTCGGGGCCGAAGGTCACGCTGCCGGTGTTGATCGTTACCGTGCGCTTCTTGATGTTCTTGGCGCGGATCGACCCGTAGTACAACCACCCGTCCTGGTAGGCGATACCCTCGGGCGCCAGCGTGGCGAACTGCGCGACGATCGCCGCGCCATCGTCAAGCGACACGACGATCACGCGGTTGTTCCCGGTGTCGGTCACCGCCATGAAGCCTGACGCCTTCTCCACCTCGATGTTGTCGAACGGGCGATTCAGTCCGATGGCGAACTCCGTCACCACCGGAGGAGTCGCGTGCGACGTCGGGTTGAACTGCAACTTCAGCACGCGGTTGTTGGTCAGGTCAGGCAGGAACACCCGAATGCCCGCCGCCATGATCGTGCCGTCGCTGTCGGGCCAGCTCGCGTGCGGGTGCAGGTCCTTCTCGGCGGGGATCGTCGGGGCGTTGAGATCGCTGACGAACGCCCGCGAGTCCCAGCCGATGCCCCACATCCGGCATGCGCCGCGACGCTCGGGCGGTATCGCGTCCCAGTTGCCGACCAGCTCGGGCGCCGCCGGGTTGCCCGCTACATCGTAGCGGTACGGCGGCGGGTGCGGGTGGCGGAAGCCACACAGCGTGACCACCTTACCGTAGTCGGCGCTGCGGTACTTACCCAGCAGGATTTTGCCGAAGCGCCAGGTGTCGGTGAAGTACAGGTTGTCGACCGGGCCGTTGAACGGCGGGCTGTTGACGACGGCGGTGCCCCACTCGACGTGCATCAACCCGGTCAGCGTGCCGCGACCGCGCACGCCGTCGAGCAGCGGCCAGATGGGGACCTTCGCCTCGAAATCGTAGAAGTTGTAGTTCTGCGTGTTGAACGTCGACCAGATACCCTCGGCGCTCACCACCGGGCGGTGCGGATCGGTCGCGCGGTAGGGGGCGATCTCATCGCACACCAGCATGTCGCGCGAGATGGCGGGCACGCCGACGATGCTCTGCGTCACCACGTTCGGGTACTCGCGCATCGCCAGCGGCTTCTCGGTCGGCGCGTAGAGCGTCGGCACCCACGCGAACTGGATGTTCCATGGACTGCCGGTCGGCTGGTGCATCAGCTCGTAGCTGGCGGTCACCGATGGCATCAGCGCGTGCGGCGGAGCCACCGCGCTCTTGAGGACGAAGACCGCCCACCAGCAGCAGTCCCACCCGAAGGCGTCGCCGCCTACCACGTCGGCCTTGTACCAGCCTTCCTCGACCTGCGCCGCGTTGATGCTGAAGTACAGCTCCTTCTGCGCGGGATCGGTGGTCGCGTTGGCTTGGATCGCCAGCGTGCCGTCGGGTCGCTCCAAGCGCAGCGTCAGCGGCATGGCGGCGCCCCACAGCGGCGCTCCGCCGCCGCCTGCGAGGTCGCAGGAGAACACCCGCACGCGCAGCGCTCCCGCCGCGTCGGGCTTGACCACGGTGAGGAACTGCGCCCGGTTGTAACGATCCGGGCTGGGCATGAACGACGCGACCATGATCAGGCGCGACATGCGCGTCAGCAGGCGCGTCTGCACCACCGGCAGCGTCGGCTCGGGGACGACGACGGGAACGACCGCGGTGACCTCGTCGGTGTCGCTGACGCCGACCGCGTTAGTCGCCACGACGACGAAGCGCGTGGTGGTGAAGATGTTCTCGGTCCACGGCAACGTCACCACGCGGTTGTTGAGCGTGATCGTCGTCGCGTCGGTCACCGTCGCGCTGATACGTGTGGCGCCCCCGCCCGCGGGCAGCGGGTTGGGATCGCAGCGCAGGTCGGTGATGGTCGGCGCGGGAGGGGCCGCAGCCACATCGACCGACAGCGTCACGCTGGTCGTACCGCCCGGGCCCACCGCGCGCAACACCAACTGCGTGTCGACCGTCACAGTGAACGGCGGCGTCGGCAACGTGACCGGAGCATCGTTCAAGAACACCGCGTCGGCATACCGGACCGCGGCGTCAACCACCACCGGCCCACCGCCGTAGGGCAGCGCGCTCGGCGTCACCGTGGCGCTATTGATCTCGGGCGGCGGGTAGACCGACAGCGCCTGCGCGACCGCGAGCGAGGACTCGATGGCGGCGATGACATCGACCTTGTTGCTCATACCCAGCCCCGCCACAGCGCGATCACGACCAGCATCACTGTGAAGAGCACCGCCCCCCACATCAGCACGCCCGCACCCATGATCTGCTCCTGCGCGTGGAAGTCGTCGTCGTCGTAGTCGAGCTGGGTCATCACGTCCCTTTCAGCTTACGAATGCGGAGCGCCGCGTAGTACTTGCTCTCGAACACGACCGACTCGACCTCGCGAGCAGCCTCCTCCAGCGTCTCCCCGCGCACGAGGTCGCGTAGCAACTGAGCGAATATCTCCAGCGGCACGCCGCCGACGCAGTGACACTGCGCGCACGCCTTCTTCCAAAGCTCATCGACGCGCGAGGACATCTCACTTCATCGACGCGAGCACGCCCTGTAGGAACTCCTTGCCGCTGACCACGACCGTCGCGCCGGGAGCGAGCGCGTCCTGCGCGCCGTCCAACTTGCCAGCGACAGCGATCAGGTTACGACGGGTTTGCATCCTCCCGATCTGCGCGTTGAGCGCCCGGCGCTTCTCGCGGATGGCGTCGATCTGTGCGCCCAACTTCTGGTTCATCGCCACGCCCTCGGCGATCATCTTGTCGAGTTCCGCCGCCTCGGCGACGAGCTTGTCTTCGGCCATATCGATTCCTTTAGTTCGCGATGCGCGTGGTGTCGGCGTTCGCCGTGAACGTGCCGTTGGTGGTGCTGACGTTGCCGCCGAAATCGTTGAGGAAGCACAACTCGTCGGCGGTCGACGCGCCCCCGCGCGACTTGTAAGTGACGCTGCCCGCGGCGGTGATGGTCGAGGACGACCACGTCGACACGCCCCACGTCAAATCCTGACGGTTGTTGCCCGTGTCGATGGCGGGGACCGTCGCGGTGAGGGCCGCGCCGCCGGTGGCGTAGTTGCCCGTCGCGGCGTGCTCGTTGGTCACGTCGCTGCGCTTGGCCCACGAATCCTTGAACGTCTCGATCGCTGGCACCGCAGTGACGAGCATCCGCTTGAACGTGTCGGTGTCGACGTCGATGTTGCCCTTGGCAAGATCGTTCCAGAAGCTATTGGGGATGCCGGAAGCCATCTTCTACTCCTTCGAGTTACGATCCCCGAGCCTGGAGGCCCGCCTGGATCTTTTGGTTTGAGGACATCTTCGACGTGTCGAGACCGCCGACGACACGTGATCCGGGCGCCCCAGACCCCTGACTGCCAGGGAACAGGTGTGGAGCGGATTTCTTCAGGTTGGCGACCCAGTCCAGTACGGGCATCGGGGTCATCCCGTCCTTGCCGTACACGACCGAACCGCGCTCGTCGTGAGGGGTGGCCACACCGTTCACCATCTTGAACGCCGCCTTAGCGCGCAGCAGGATGTCGTCGATGGCCGGACCCGTCACGCCCGACTTGGCCGCCGCATCACGCACCACGTTGTCGACCAGGAGCACCTCGAGCTGGGAGCGAGCCGTGCCGAGCTCCGTGCTAAGGGTCTTGATCTGCCCCTCGAACTCGCCGCGCATCGTGGTGACCCGCTCCTCGAGGAGCTTGTCGACCTCGGCGTTCGACTTGCCGGTGAGCTTGCCCTTCGACTCCAAGTCGACCAGGGCGCGATACTTGTCCGGATCCACGTCCTTGAACCGCTCCAGCTGCTTGGAGAGCGTGATATTGTTCGAGCGGAACTCGTCGAGCTTCTCCTTCGCCACCACGCCGTCCACCTGCAGGTAGAACGCGTTATCGGCAGAGTTCAGGGTGTACAGCGGCCGGAGGTTTTCGGTGACCGCATCGAGCTTTTCAACCTTAAACGGAAGCATTTTCAGACTCCTGGTGATTTATTGGACATCGCTTTCGCCTTCTGCGCCGCTATGGCCTCTGTCCGGGCCTTTTCAACCGATGCTATCTCCTCGTCGTCCTCGCGATCGACGGGGATTATGTCGCCGCGACGCATGTTGAACACCAGCGTCTCGGCGGAGATGCCGCCCTCGAGGTAGGACTTGACCAGGTCGACCAGGTCGTTCGCCGGCATCCTCGTCTCGAGGAACTCCTTGTTCAGGAGGATCGTGACCTCGTCGGGATCCTCGCCCCTCATCAGGGCGACGTTCCTGTACGCCTGCGTCAGGCCGGCCTCCGTGGCGCGAACGACCATCGCCAGGGACGCCGTCTCAGACGCGTACCTGAGCCTGACTGTGTCCGCGGCCTCTGAACCGCGCTTGGAGTTGTCCAGGAGCCTCGCCGAGAGGCTCGCCAGCTGCCCCTGCTTCTCCTGGAGGGCCTTCTCGAGCGACTGGAGCCCCTGACCCGTAAATTCGAGGTACTGGGCCCTAGCGTTCGAGTCGGGGAGGATCCAGGCTGTCTGACTGCCGACCCGGAGCTCCGATGTGGCCTCCGCTCCCGACACGACCGGCGTCGGGAGCGCCGTGAAGTGCCGGCCGTGCTCCAGGTCCGCCGATGTGCGATAGTGGGACAGGTTTATGTCCACGATATCGAGCATCGGCGCCTTGTGCATCTCGAAGCTCACACCGTAGGGCGTTATCGGCGTGAACGGGATCCAGTTCATCGGCCGACCCTCGATGGTCGGGACCGTCGACGACAGGACGTTCCTCTTATCGTCGAAGACCGTGACCGAGTACAGCTCGCCGTTCAGGGACAGTTCGCGATACTGGGTGACCGCCACCTTCTCGTAGCGATCCTTGGGGTCCGGCACCAGGACGGCCTCCCTCAGCACAACCATCGTCGGCGCCCCGAGCTGGTCCGTCTCCCAGTTAATGATCGACTCGGCGTTGTACGTCGTCAGGTACGGGTCACCGCCGTCTCTCGGCATGTCGGCCAGCACGCCGACCCTCGCCATCAGGAGGTTCTCGGATAGGGACTTCGCCAGGACCTCGTAGAACTGGATCCCGCTCTCGTCCTTGTAGTACCCGGACATCGAATCCGGCATCTTCAC